ACCGCTAGTAGCTATATCAGCAGCATCATTACTATCTGCTATGTTACCGCTAGTAGCAATAGTAGCAAAACCCGTGGTATCACTAGCATCAATAGTAGCTAGGAATTCTACGGTATCTGCTGCAGCATTCCATCTAAAGTAACCATTAGCAACAGGAGTACTAACGTTCGCTAGATCCTCTACTTTAACGTTTACATTGTCTACTACTAATCCGTTAGCTTCCGATAATGTCATAACATCAACACCATCAATTTTAAAGATAAGCTTATGATCACTAGGATCCGCTGTATCTATTCGTACACCAGTACTATTGTCTTCATTAGCAATCAAAGGTATATAACCACCTTCTCCATCGCTTCCATCGTGTTTGTGTCCTGTTTCCTTTGTGAACGCTTCAACCAATTGATCAAACTCTGCGTTAAAGAATGGAGCTTCTATTATATCTCCATTGGAAAAACTAGACTGTCTTACATAGTTAGACATTATATCTTACCTCCAGCTGTTAATTCGACCTGCATACTTTGTAAATCAAAAGGTGCATCGTCTATTGTGTTTAATGATTTAATACGGAAGCTTACATACTTACCTGAGCCTTCAGTATAAAGAGACTTATTAGGAATATCCCTTGCTCCAAAACGTATCAGGGGATCCCCTAGAGTAACGAGAGGATCTCCAAAGACCGCAGGTTGTGTTATAACTGCCATTGGATAGATTAAAGGCTGAAACACATCATTAGACTCAAAGTCATAACGTATCTCCATACCCATCTGTACATCCCCTTCTGGTTTAGTTAAGAAGTTACACTTATGTATATTCTTCCTAATACTAACATCCCCGAAGTCTGTGTAAGGTGTTTGAAAAACATAGTTAATTCTATTACCATCAAACGTGCCTCCTTGTTCCTGTTCACCTAAAGTACCTGCTTGGTTCCCGTGAAGCACTCGTTCCTGATGGACATTCCAATCACTGTCGACACAAGTAACCCCAAGACCCTCTAGTTCACTAAAGGCCCAAGCAAAGTTATTATTCTGTGCTTCATAAGTATACGCTGCTATTAAACCTCGTTGTGATGTATCTATGTTTTCTTCATCAGTCCACCAGAGTCTGTATTGGTTCTTTTCTCGAATCACAGTACTGTAGAAATCATATCTATTACGGTTACGCAATACAGTATCAAGTATCTTAGATACCTTACGACTCAATACGCCTAGTTCAATATCATTCAATCGTTCAGTATTCTTAATATTACGTAAGCCATCAGGGGCTAGGAAAATCAAATCACCACCAGCTTCCTGTATACTGAAACCATCTAAACAACCGATATCCCTAGTAACAGGTTGTACCTCAGGCTGCCCTGTTTCCAGACCTACTGCTTTCCAAATACTATTCTCACAGAAAATATAAAGGATATCCCTGTGCATCTTAAGTCCTGTTATTGTGTCACCTACGCTAATAGAACCTGCAGTAGAACCACTGAACTTCTCTTGTGGTATTTCTTTATCATCATCAGCAGGAGACACTAGATCCGTGGTAGCTAAGCTAGAGTAATAGAAAGCCGAGGGATCATTAGGAAACCCAGCTAACACTAGTTGACTCTTAAACATAGTACAATACTTAGCACCAGTCAGAGCAGTACCTTCGGTTATCTCCTTGACTCTATAGGTAGCACCAGTACGCTCGTCTCCTACGATACTAATGATCAAAGGATTACCTACTCCATCAACAGCAAATAGATACTCAGTACTTGTCCATATGAACTTCTGGAACATATACCTACCATTAGGATCCCTAGGAACACTAGCAGCTGATTCTACGGATGCTTCGGTAACATTGGTAACATCCTTACTGATCTCTAACCAGTAGGACTCATCGAAACTATGGTATACTCCTGTATCCCTAGCTACTATAGTTCCATGGTAATTCTTGATACCTGTGATCTTACCAGTTCCTGGAACAGCTACGTCATCATGCTTAATGAAACCTGAGATACGTCTGTAACCTCCTTGCTTACTACATTCAAAGTTGGTTAAACGTATGGCTTCATTAGGACTCGCTAGTAGCTCTTGAGCATTACTCGCTAAGTTCAACCCACCTCGGAAAGGTATGGTTACTGTATTCATATTCATTATATAGCCCTCATACGTTCTTGTTTATTACTAAGCAAAACCCTCTTCATGTCAGTTAAGCTTTCACGGTATTCCCCTAGGGAAAAGTTAGCTTGCTCATGGTTCTCACGAAACAACCACAAGTAGTATTTAATACGTGCTACTATGACTGTTATGAATTCCTCGGGAATAGGGATCTCTTGTTGAGCAGAAGTAAACCTTGTGGCTTCATCGCTAACGTTGTACTCAATCCAGTAATCTTCATCAGGTACTGGGGTAAAACCAAACTTATTATTAGAATGTCTTACAACAGCAGAAGGGAAACCACTACTATTGAAGTCTGATTCCCTATGTTCTCTAATCCATGTGTCATAGGTAATCATAGGTAACACACGTACTCTATCCGACACACTGGTAACATTAGTAGAAAGATCTCTATTAGTAACTAGAAAAGTATTCCAGTCTATCTTGGCTTTTAAGGAAGCAGGTAGTTCCTTAAGATCATACCATTGTTTACCTGTGGTTAACTGACGTACCTCTGTTCGAGGTTCCTTGTCTATTGATGTCTGTAACCAAGGCCATTTGGTACTAGTATTAGTTATATCAAAGAAAGCACGATTAGCAGATTCCTTTGCAAACTGTTGAAGACCACGAGCATTCTCAAATTGCTGTTCAGTCATAGGTACTTCATTGATCTCACGTAACGCTAGGTTAGTAAGTTGAAGAAATGTATAGGCCATTATTATCCTCCTTAAACGAAAAAAGGGATCCAAGATGAACTCTCGGATCCCTTGGGATTTTCTAGTCTAACTTATGCGTAAATTACGTACGCTACAGTTAATGACTCTTCACGGATGATTGAACGACCGTATACATGTAAACCACGTACCAAATCAGCAAACGTTGATTCCGCACGAATCTTTTCAACTTTATCAATACAACTAACAGTAGCGACTGCGCTCATGTGACCTGCGATAATAACATCACCAGATACAGCACCAGCATCATCACCACCAAGCACGATGTTATCAACACCTTGTGTGCCATCATCAGCAACTTGATCTACAGAAGAACCAGTAGTATCAGTTAAGAACTTAGGAGCGTTGTTGGTTTTGTATAGTGAGAAACCACGTAACTTACCAGTCATTGCTAAACCATTCTTTAAACCACCTTCACCTTGGTTGTAATCAGTTGAAAGTAACTTACTGTCTGTACGAGCAAGTAATTCCATAAAGCGAGGAGAAACTACAACGTAACGACCTTCTTCAGGAACTTCAGCTTCATCTAGTTTTAAACTAAGTAAAGACAAAAGATTCAATGGATCAGTTTCACCTGAACCATGACCAATAGTAAGAACATTAGCAGTCTCTTGAGCTGTCACGTGAGTACCACCGTTAACGATATTAGCCGCTTGAGCACCTTTGGCCATAAAGTTTAATACTTCACGATCATAAGAGTTCTTAAGAGCAAATGTCGCTGAACCAGTTGCTAAAGATTCCCAGTTTACATGAGCCATCTTAGCTTCAATGTCATCAATTTGGAAAGCAAAGTGATTCGCTTGATCAATCTCAATAACCTTTTCATTATCTTCTAGGTCTTCAATCGTAACTGACTGACCACGTTTGTACGGAGATACTGATAACTTAGGCTCTAACATGATAGTAACAGAGTCACCATAAGATGCTAGTTCACCAAAGTAATCGTTGTTTGTAATACCTTCAACTACTGAGCTAGTTCGGAAGAACATTAGAACACGTTGAGAGAATACTTCAGGTGAGAAACCACCGCTTGTTTTTGGTGAATTACCACCGAAGTTAGTGGTATCAGCACTATTAAACTTAGACATAATTGTCTCCTTTATAAATTAAGAATTGTTGTCGATACGACCCTCTTGTTGAGCGAGGATTATTGTGTCGTTCCACTTTGCGTATTCCGCTGGTTGCATCTTACGTATCTCTGAAGCTTTCCAGATACGCGCAGGATGATTCATGCTACTAGTTTCTACGTTACCGCCTTGGGTACCAGAAACAGCTAAGTCATTACCTTGGTTTACATGGGTAGTACCGTTAGTGTTTGTTTGCGTTTGACCTGACTCATACTTGAAAAGACTAAGCGCTTGTATCGCTAGCTCAGGATTATCAGGGTTGTTATAGATCCAATCTTGTACTGTTGCTGTTTGTCTATCGGCCCACGCTGCGAATATTGCGGATTCCACAATTACTTCGTAGTCTGGATGGGCAGCTTTGATAGCTAATGCAGCTCGGTCCATCTTTGCATCTAATAAGTCATTTCGCATAGAACCCATTGTCTGGTCATAACCAGTTAACTTAGAGTCTGCGATCTCACTCGCCATATGCTGAATAACTGCGTACATCTCAGGGTTCTGCTGTTTAAAAGCTGTCATTTCTTCAGCTGTTCTAGGAGCTTGAACCTTTGGTACGCCTTGTTTCTGTAAGCCTTCAATCTGCTTCGTTAGCTCGTTAATCTTACGAGAGTTGAACGATTGTAAGTCTTTGTAACGTTTTTCCCAATCATGGACTGGTTGTTCGCTTGCGTTGTCCCCTTGATCTTCGGGGTTAACATCAGGATCCTGTGAAGGGGTGTTCTGATTAAGTAAACTACGTTGGGTTGTTTGAGTCATTATATTCTCCTTTCTAGGTCATTATGCAGGGTACACTGTGGATCCTTTATAAACGAGTTCTAGTATTTAGTTAATGAGCAGACGTTACCTATTGGCTTTCTGCTCGTTTTTAAGTTGAGAGGGAAGGGCTTCAATTTTACGAAGAGCAGCTAACTCTCCTTGAAGTTTCTTTAGATCCTTCTCATCACATGTTTGTAATCGGATAACTAAGGCACTAATTTCAACCGCCAAATAGTTCTCAATTAATTTCCAATTGTCACGAGAGTTAATTAAAACCCTCATGTTATAAGCATTAGATTTAGCCATTAGATCCCCTCTGGATTACCTGCACCCTCAGTATTTGCAGTAGCGTTAGAAGTCGCAGGGTCGCCTGTAGGCATCTCTGGACTAGCACCACCTCCTTGCATTCCACCAGCCATGCCTATGATTTGAGCATAGATCTTAGCTTCATCCATATCATTAATTATCTCTTCTGGATCTAAGTCCATTCCTTTAACTAGTTCACGAATCAAGTAAGGTAGCTTAATCATAGGAGCTAACGCAGGGTTCTGAGATAACTGTAGTAACGTTTGTAATCGTTGTACCTTGATTTCATTCTTAGTGTAAGAACGTATACCAGTAGCCACACAATCAAAGTCACCCTCAGGAATCTTAGTACTGTTGTATTGGTTGTTCCAGAAGAATAACATCTGACCTAGAGGCTGAAGTAAATCATCATCCATGTTACGAATAACTGTTTTAATGTTTAGACTAGCGTTCTCTAGTATCATATTCAAACCACTAGCAGTACGTCCTGTTCCTGAAACACCTGTTTGACCATGACTTACACTAGGGATACCTGTGGCTTCATCAGCTTGCCTACGGAAAGTATCCATCATTTGTAGGTTTTCATTAGCAGTACTCGGGAACTTAATACCAGTAACAGCATTACCTGCTTGTCCACCTTGTCTACGGAATACTTTTCCTGGATAGATGTCGTAGTCCTGACCTGCTACTAACATGCTTTCATCTACATCAAACACCATGTTACCTGCTAACGCTAAATTATCAACCGCTAGTCTAGCAAAACCATTCATCATCTTCTGTGAGTCTTCCATGCACTCAGGAACCCCAGTACCATACAAATTATAAGCATCAGCTTCATAGTTAAATAAGAAGTAAGGGATTCGTTGAGGTAAGAAAGGATTGGTCATTACACGTAATATCTCATCACCACAGATCCACAGGTTCACTTGGACTTGAGGAGCATCTCCGTCTAAAGAAAGTCCTGCAGTTAATGCTTCTTCTTTACTTATGTAACCCCAGTACTCTAAGACTTCCCAGAGTTTACCTTCGTTCATGATTGCTTCTTCTTGTCTAACAATATGCTCAAACCGCATGTTAGTATAGTTAGCACCTGCATCAATACACTGCTGTACTTTATCGGCACGGAATCCACTGACACCTAGTAAATCACGCATTTGCTTAGCGGTCTTACGGTGGCGTTCTACTACCCATTCAGCGTCATCAAAGACAACAGCATTAGGATCTATGTAAAGGTCCCATAAAGATGTCGAGCGAACCTTAGGTTGTTTAATAGTCTCAGGGGTGTATTGTCCTTCTGTCCATTTATGAATAATTTTCTCCTCAGAGAACACGCCTTTCATTAGACCACTACCTAGTAGACAGGCTTCAAACACCGACTTACGTAACTCAGTACTCGCGTTAGACTCTTCTAATTGATCCTGTATCATCTTATTCATCTGACTAGCAGCTTTACTAGCAGGAGATAACTGAGCAAACTGACCACCAGAGCGGTCGTGTCCCTTAGATAACTCAGCATACAGGGGATCTGTTTCTTTCCATGACATGTTATCTTGAGTAGAACCTGGGGATAACTCTTGACCATCTCCATTAAACCCAATACCAAAGTCTTCTTGAGACTCTTGAGGAGCATTAGGATCCATGACTGCTATATTAGGAGCACCACTAGAAACAGGGGTTGCTTCGATCATCAAAGGGAACCTTGAGTTCTGAAGTAGTGATTCCATTATCTGTGCATAAGCAGCACGTGTTTTTACAGTCGTAGTTCGTATGTAAGGTTTGTGTTCTTCAGAGCCACGGAACTCAGTCTTATCTCCGTTCTTACCTGCACTGTTGGAATCAACTCCTCGATAAGCTTGTAGGTTCTTAATCCATTGGTTCTCAGCAACATACCGAGAAGTATCGGCTTCATTCAACTGCTCTCGAACTCTAGCAACTAAGGGAGCCATGGCAATACGCTCGACCATCTCCTCATCTAGTTTAATTTGAGCAGGGTCCATTGGAACCTCTATCTCTGGTGTATCTGGTGTATCTGGTTTTTTACCTAGCAATGATGCCATTTTGTAATCTCCTATTAAAGTTTAAGTAAAGACACATTGCATGTCATTCCAGTTATATATGGATTAATTCGAGGAGAGTTCCTCATATCTATGGAATTATTGAAAATAACCTCTGTAACGCTCGAAGCCTTGAGCACTAGTTTTGTGTCTCATTGATCTCTCTTGAATAGTCAGAGCTTGAGGTCTTGACATAAGCAGGTATCGTAAGGCATCTAATAAATCCCAGTGATGCGTACGTCCTTTGGACTTAATTCGTTTCTCGTCTATATCATCTGGTTTCTTAGGATTAGTCCTAGCTGTTAGTAGTTGCTCTATCAACTTAACACAGGATTCATGAACCAGTAACTGAGGTGCTTCGGTTTCAGGATTAATAAGAAGCCTTTGGTACACTTGGTTCCATCCTGGTTCCCGTTGTCTATCAGCAGGTCTGGGTTGAAGTCCTATCCTTGCTAGTTGTTCTCTAACTCCTGGTCCTACGTGACCCGCCTTTCTAAATACGGAATCATCAATAATACGGTCAACACCTTGGGGCATATAGCCCTCGTGTTCCAGTACTTTACGTCCCCAAGCAACATGGTCATGCTCTAAGCACTCTAGTTCACTATAGATAATAATCTGTCCAGTCTTAGGACACACTGCGCCCCAGAGAGCTGCTGCAGGATCCTTATACCCATAGTCTAGTGCATTGACTACTGACCAATGTAACGGAGGTAACTCACTAGTAGTATGAACGCCTTCAGCAAACGTGAACATAGCATCCTCACCAACCATCCAATCACCTTCCAACAATTGTTTACGTTGTACCTCAGGTAAAGCCATAAGCATCTTACGGTACGGGGATATCTCTTCGTCACCTACAGGAGTATCTAAGTAGGGATTATCCTCTAGTTTCGCAGGTATAAATCTGTAACTTAATCCATTCTTATAGAAACGTGTGTTCGCTGGTGCAGAGTCTATGAATAGTTCTTTTACCCACGGAGAACCACCTGGGTTAGCAGAGGCTCTTATGTAACATTTGATCTCAGGATTAGCATTACGCAAACGAGATAACAAGTATATGAAACCTGCATCTGATCTTTGGTGCTGTATCTCATCGAATCCTATGTAGGAGTAAGGTAAACCTTGGTAGTTCTCCAAATCCTCTTCTCTATCTAGGTAACCAAACTGAATCGTGGCTCCACTAGGGAAAGACCAAACATTATCACTCTTGTTAAACTTAGATCCTGGGAATGCTTTGGGATATAAGGATCTACTTACTGATATAAGTTCCTTTAACATCGGACTGGTACGTCTAATTAAGAGACCTCGGTAACCATCGAACTGACAGTATCTTAAGACATCCACAAGCATAGCATAGGACTTTCCGCCACCTGCTGCTCCACCATAAAGAACTATATCCTCATCAGCCGCATGAAACTCTGCTTGCTTAGTTGTAGGTTCATATAGTACTTTCTTACCTGATGCTTTTATCTCTTCCTTAACTTGACCGAGTGAAGCCTCTCGTTCTGCTTTAGTTTGCTTGATATCCTTAGCAGTACGTCCTGATTTCTTAGCACTCTTGGCTAACCTACGTTTCGCTAGGTGCTCCTCCTTCTTCAACCTAGCTATTAACTTCTTCTCTTCAGCAATCTTACGTGCTTCAGCTAGTTGTTTAGTACGTGCTTCGGTCATAGGATGTAACTTAGTTTTACCCTTGGCTTCCGCTATCTTCTTACGAGCCTGTTTAGCTTTAGTAGTAAGACGTTCACTGTCCTTGAGTTTCAACCGAGTCTCACAACGGTTCCATATGTTGGACATCTGCCCGTCACTCGTTACATTGTAACCTAGGGCCTCTAGTTTCTGTCGGGATTCACTAATGGAAGCTTGCTTACTATAACGAGAAGCAAACATAGCCTGTATATAGGGAACATAGAGGTCTGGTTGTGCTAGCCACATCCCCTTTTCGTCAGTAGCCTCATGAAACAAGGGAGGCCTAACGGACTTAATAGGTTCAAATACTAATTGTTCCCATAGTTCATCTAGATTAGGGGACATTTCATGTAATTTAACGTAGGTTTCTTCGGAAGGAAGCCCTAATGACTTCTTTCCATAGGTGTTGAGTGTATCCTTTAAGTTCATAGGGACTCCTTGGAGGCTTTTTAAGGCCATATAAAGTAATAAAGGTACCATAGGGTACCTTAAGGGTCATTCGTTGCTTAGGAGTCCTCTAAGGAAGCCTTAGCAGGTAGTATAAAGATACCATTCTCACTCTCAATAGATACTTCCACTGAGGTATGCTTGGTTAAACCTACGCGATCCATGATTTCCTTGGAAGCAGCTAGT